CGATCGCTGGTCCATGTTCTGCGCGCCCTTTGCGAAACCCGCAAAGGTCGAGATCAGCGTGCCGGGCGTACCAACCCACTGCGGGATGTCCTTGAACAGCGACATCACCTGCACGTCGATCTGGTTCGCAAGCTGGATCATGGCAGGGCGAATAACGCGCTCGGACAGGTCAGCAATGTTCAGCGTAAGCTGCTGGGAGGTGAACTGGAAGTCCACGCCGGCAACCTGGTTGATTTGCAGGGTGAGTTTTGCTTCCTGCACGTCCTGCGCCGAAGCAGTGATCGTGTTTCGAACCGTAAAGTCGGTAGGCTTGCGGATAGTGATGGTGTCACCAACCGTGTAGCCATTTACCTTCTTGTCGAACTCCTCTTCATAGCCGCGATAGACCATACCGGCCATCGTCAGCTCATTTTCGAGGATGCCAACCGCGGCTTTCGCCACAATGGACGCAGTAAGGGTAGTGTTAGACATTGCCTAATTCCTCTTGGAATAGGCTCCCTATCCGTAGGTTTTCTTCATCCATGCGGCCAAGTCGCTTTCAGCGCTTGACGGGGATGCACCGCCTTTCGTACGGCCCAAGGGAGCGGGAGCGGTTGTTGCTTTTTTTGCGGTTGGCAATTGAACAGTGGCTTCCAGCCGTCCCATTTCACGGGCCAGCTCGCGTCCGCTCATGCGGTCCATTGCCTGAAGTTTTTCGGGGTTCTGTGCGAGGTGGTAAGCAAGAAGAGCCGACTTATCCGAGGACATGATCTCGTCGATGATGCCTTGCCGGACGTTGACGTTCTTCATTCCCTCCATCACCTGATCGAAGTCAGTGATGGTCTCGCGGGCATCTTCGACACGCTCAAGATGCGCTACACTGCGCTCCCGTGCGATATCAGCCTGTTTGGTGGTGCGTTCGGAGGTTTCCCGGGTTTCGCGATCCTTGCGGAGTTCGTCGCGGATGGCTTGCCTGGCCTCGAAGGCCGACTTTGCATCGCGATAAGCGAAAAAGTCCCCGTTGAAATCTTCCTCACGCGGCGGTTTTTCGTCGCTCTCGCCAGCGGTCTTGGCCGCCGGCTGTGAGCGTCGGAGTTCTTCAATTTCACGTTCGCGCGTCTGTAGTTCAGCCAATAGGCGCTGTTCACGGACCTTGGCCCGCTGGGCGCCGCTTGGTTTCTTGGCGGGTTCCTCGTCGCCGGCTTTTGGCTCAGCGTCCTTGGTTGCCGCCGCATCTTCTTCGTCTGTCGTTTGGGGCTTGACCTCATCAAGAGCATCAAGATCGATAATGCCGTCATTGACCGGCGTTTCGATTGGAGTTTTGACTTCCGCCAGCGTTTCCGCCGTCTGTTCGTCTGCCATGTGTGTTGCTCAATAAAAAAGCCGCCCTAAAAGGACGGCCGTGGAATGCCCAGCAGTGAACCCGCCGGACTTGTAGCTTCAGGACGGGTTGATGAGACCCGCCCTGTGGATCGCGCTGCGACCCAAACTCCCTATTCCGCCTCCGCCATCTCAGGCTTTGGAGCGGTCATGTTCTTGATCGTCGCGGCGTGCTTCTCCCCGCCCTGCAACAAATTGGAAAGCTTGCCGGCCGCATCAATGCCCTGATGGGTCATATCGACCTCATGCCGATCCTGCGCGTGCGTGGTGTCCTGACCATGCTTGACATGGCCGCGCGCCTGATCATGATCGTGGCCCTCGATCGTCCTTAGCTCTTCCATGTGGCTCGCCGCGAGCTTCTGCTTCATCAGCGCGGCCTCGGCCTCCATCTTGTCGGCTTCCGCATTCGCCCTGCGGGCCTCGGCTTCCGCCTTGTCGGTATTGGCCTTCTGCTCGGCCATCTTCAGGCCGATTTCCTGCTGCTGCATTTGCTTCTGCTGGGCCGCCGCCTGCATCTGCTCTTGCTGCTGTGGCGTGGGAGGCGCAGGAGGCTTGCCGGATGCCTGCTCGGCTTCCTGCCGCTCAGCCTGGAGCTTCTGCTTGATCGCGGGCGGTAAGGCTTCTTCCAGCCGTTCGCCAATCTCTTGCGCGTGTGGCCAGTCCATCGCCTTTGCGTAGATATCTCCAATCAAAGGCGCGGCCGGCGGGAACGCTCTTAGGAACTCAGTCATGCCGTCTTGGGCCTGCTCGCGCTTGGTCGCGTAGGACGGCCCCTGCTCCATCACCACGTCATAGGTTCCAGAGGTCATGTCGTGCTGGACCTGAGCAACCCCGTTCACCATCTGGGGCTTGTTGATCTCGACCATATCCGGCTTGCCGTCGTCGCCGAGAATCTGAATGGTCCTTTGCGTGTCGTAAATCTTCGGGAATAACTCGTTGATGATTTCCCCGGTACGCTCGATCGCAAGGGCGAAATTATCGTGGTAGACGAATGTGCCCGTATCGCCCTGCTGGTCCCTGCGGGCAATCGCAATGCCACTGGTCTCATTCGACTTCGCGCCCAAGCTGGCATCGTAAATGCCGATGACCGCCTTCATGTCGTTGGCGGCGTTCATGCCGCCCTGCTGGATGGCCTGAGATGGAACAGGAGGTTGAACGCGGGCGGGAGGCCCCGGATTGGCGGGGTCCGGCGTGAACATCAGAAACGGATGGTTCTCTGTATTCGCGGTTTCCCACAGATCAAAATGATCCTGGAACTGCTTCTTGGTGCCGACGAACGGGGCCTTGGGTTGCAGTGCAACCACCTCAGTCTCAGCCGAGGCGTAGTAGTTCACCATGCGCTGAAGATCGCGGGCATATCGTACAATGCCATGGCGGTAAACGTCCCGCCCGACCCTGACCTCTTCCCCAATCACGGGGACAACCGGGATGTGCATTCCCGGCCAGTCCGACTCCTCCAGCACTTCCGCCATCGTGATCAAATAGCGGCAGATCGTGTAGCTGTCCCGCTCCTCGATCCGGGCGCGCTTCTGCTGGCGTAGAAAGTCCAGCCCAGCCGCTACATGCTCTTTCGGGACATCCTTGATCTGGTCAGTCAGGTCCTCGATCGTGCCATCAGGTAACAGCGCCAGCGTGCGCTTGATGGGCTTTTTCTTCCAGTACTGGGCAACCCGAATGAAATCGTCCGAATGCCACGTATCGAACGCGCCTGATGTTCCCGTGCCTGCAAGCCTGACATCAAACCCCGAGGCAACGGCGTCAGGCCATTCCTTCTTGAACTTGTGCATCGTCATGTCGGTCGGGACAAAACAATGATCGGCGTCTGATTTAGTGGGCAGGAAGGAGTCCGCATCCCACACTACCGAAACCCCGTCCTCGATGCCGACAATCCTGATTTCCTGGTTGAACGTGCCGGCATGGGCGTATTCGGTCGTCACCGCCCAGTGACCGATGCCGCAGGTCACCTGGCTGTCGGCGCCTGTCGTGTAGACGTGCTTGGCCTTGGACCTGTTCTCGACATAGCGGATCATGCCGGCGCGGACTTCCGCGGTCTCGATATCAGCCCCACTGTCTACCGGGACAACCTTGATGCCTGGACGGGCTTGCCGCATGTCGCCCGTGACCTGCCGGATGAACTGCGGAAGTTTGTTGACGACGTGACAGGGGCGACCCTTGCGCGCCTCAAGGGCTTCTGGCGACCATTGATCGGCTAACCTGCCGCGGCGGAACCTCAGGTCCTCATAAGCCTCGTCGATGTTGCCCTGTTCCCGCGCGTAATCCCTCTCATACTCTAAAAGGGCTTCCTTGTGAATCTCAGGCCAGTCGCTCTTTGGCTTCTTGTCGTCCTTGTTGTCGTCTGCATCGGAAACATCGGCTTCATAGGCCATCAGATATTTTCTAGCTGAAAGCTCTTGCCGTTCGACATCACGTCGCCGGGCTGAATGTTGTTCTTGTCCATGCCGCCCCATGTCGTGCCGGGATCAATCGTCGGAATGCCCGTCTGGGCGCGTTTTTTCATCATCATCTGGTAGTTATAAAGCTGCTCAAAGGGAGACATCTGGTCATTACCTGCCGGCTGGCCCATCAACGATCTAAAGAAGTCTGCAACGGGATCGCCGAGCGATGCCATCAGGCGACTTTTTCCAGAGCAATCACGCTCTCGATCTCATCGGCGATCGTGTTCGCAGCACTCAGCAAATGGGAATTCTCCGGGCATTGCGTGGCGTTGAGCTGAATGGTCATTTCAAAGCCTGACTTGCGCTGGAAATAGAACTTGCCGCGCGCCATAACCCGGCATTCGCCAATGCTGCTCTTGATCCAGCGCTGCGCCGCAAATCTGGTATCAAACACCTCGATCGGGCCATTTCCGAAGTTGAGCGTGCGATGCGTCATGCGCCTTGCCAATGCATTACACGACGCGGGCGAGGCCGTTCGACCTCAACAAATACCGGCTCGGCAAACGTCAGCGCGATTGCATCCCAGTCATCAGGTGAACGGATACCGCGAGAGCGCATGTGTTCTTTGCTTTCCAGTAAAAGGCGCTGGTTCACGTCGTAGGAATAACCAGGGCCGCACGCATCGGCCTGTAGACTGTCCTGATCGGGGATATCGGCCCCGCCTTCTTCCGCCAGCCAATCCCTTGACCGCGACCACATCTCGGCGCGTCGATTCCTGGGCCCTGCTGCTTTGGTGCCATCCGGTAGAACTACATGGGGCTCTTGCGGCTCGGAGCCGAAGTTGATCGGTGTAACCGTCTCAAGATAAACGCCACCCCACGAATGCAGGATATCGACAACACCAGCGCCAACCCCGCCAACGTCCACAAATACCCGAGACGGCTTGTCCGTATCGATAACCTGCTTGATCCAGTTGGCCCCTTGAACCACATCTATTTTTGACTTGCTCTCGATCTTTGAAACTTGACGCCCCTTACGCCAAGCCAACGAGAACCTGTCATCACCAAACCGGGCCGGATCAGCCCCGATCACCAAAGGCCCGATGCCCTCACATGTCGTCTTGCGGGCCAGCAGAACAGCTTCCGACTTGATGAAACTGTCGTGCCCGGTGAGCTGGAACGCTTCGTCTGCCGTCGCCGGATATTCCTGCTTGAATAGCAGTGGATCCTTTAACTCCGCAATCTTGGCCCGGCGCCAGACCATCTGTTCCAGGCTTAGCTCGTGCGCCGCGGCGTATGCCTGTTCCTCATCATCCAGCTTGAAGCCCGCCGGAACTGGCCTTCGGTATCCGCCATCCCAAAACCACGGGATGAAAATAGCTTCGTAATCGCCCTGCCCGCTTTCAGCCTGCTGCCAGCGTTCGTGAAACTCGCCGCCTAAACCGTTCGCAGTGCTCTCTAGGACGATTTCTGTTCCAGGGAGGTCAGGTATCGCTTGAACAACACCCGCAAAATGGGTTTTCGCATTCGGCCAGAACGCAACCTCCGACCCGTGAAAGAGCTGGACAGTTTGAGAGCGGCCTGTAGCCTTAGCGCCCGCGGTACCGACTGCATAACCACTCTCCAGCGTCTCGAAGCTCAACTCCTTGGCGTTCGCAGCGCCAGTGGCCGGCTTGACCAATTCAGGACAGTGCGAGTGATAGCGCTCCACCATCCCGAACAGGTTGTTCGTCGCGTCCTGCTCATGCGTCAGGATGAACACACGAACGCCCTTGGTATGCGAGGCTCGCCAGTAATATCGGCCGCCAATATAGGTCGAAACGCCCTGCTGCCGTCCCTTGAGCACCAGCACACGGACTTTGCCGGTTCGTTGCTTCTGCGCTTCAAGTCGGCCATGCAAATATAGCTGGGCCTGGTTCAGATCGAGCGCAGCAATATCGCCAGCCTTCGTCCTGATCTTTAGGCACTTCGCAGCATAGTGCGAGAAGTTATCCCGCAGCTTCAGCCGGATCGTCCGTTCCCGGCTCGTCATCAAGCTCATTCAAAGCGTCCTCGTGCGAGGTGCTAACATGTCCCGAATGCTGCACGGCGGTTAGCTTGGCGTGCATGTATCCAGCGGCATCGCGGGCGCACTCATGGGCCATAACCCGAAGCCCCGCAGCCTGCTTGACCTTTGCCAGCAGCGCCTTGAATTGTTCCTCGTGGGTCTGACCGAGGCCCGAAATCTGCTCTTCGTTCATGCTTTCGATAACTGCCTCGGCATCGAGCGCCACCTGCTGGAAGTGTCTCATGTTGTCCAGCATGACCTCTAGCGGAGCCTTACCCTCAGCTATGGCGCGCTCGGCAATCTTACGGGTGCGTACGGCAAGGCTGCCAGCCTTACGTCCAGCGCCTTCCCTCTTACCCCCGCGTGGCATGATGATTGATTCTGATTAAATTCATTCAGGCGCGCCATTCGTGAACTCTGCGAACTCATGAAGCGCGTCCTCGGCTTCCTTTTTCATCTGCACTGCAACCTGTTTGATTGCGGCGGGAACTTCAGCCGCCTTGGCCTGGGCCTCGGCTAATGTCCCCATGGCTTCAGTCAGATCAGCCGTAGCCTTCTGCTTGGCAGTTGCGAGTGCTGCCTTGATCGCGCCGGGCTGGAATCCTGTGAAACTCATTTGCGGCTCTGCGGTTGCGGCGTTGATCTTCTTGAGGTTCAGCGCGTGAGCGATCTGATCGTTTGTGGCGTTCTGGTCGAACTCGTGTGTTTGGTCGCCCATGGTTACGAACTTCTTCTGGCCGCCGAACCGGATTTTGACCTCGGGGTTGCCGAGGTGAGCGCGGAGGTCAGATGTGGCTCCCATTTTTCGCGTTTCTTGGCCCAGTTCTAAAATGAGCAACGATAGGCGAAGGCGGTTGAGCGGGTCTTGAACGCGAAAACCCGCCGCGGATTTCTCCGGGACGGGCATTTTTCTAGCTATGCCTATCTGACGGTGATTTGCGCAAATCTGTCAAGCCCCAGAAACCCGCTAGCTCGGATAACCCACGGGACAGGGAAAGCAGGCTTTCATGGCCAAGCAGCATTTCGTTGCGCTCGCACATTGACCGGATCAGGCGTTCCGAGCCCGGCTGATTGGTTTGCAGCGCGGCATGGGCGTCGATAAAGGACGCTATCGCCCGTTGGTGCCGGCGAGCTTCCCTGCGGCCCTCGTAGCTATCAGGATCAGGGCTTTCCCCTCCCGATCGGTCGAAACAAACCGCTTTCGGGTCCGGACTCGGGCTGCAAAGCGCTTGGCTGTATTGGCTGGCCATTTCCCCCCAGCGCTTGCCGGCCGCGTACATCGTGGCTGTGATTTTACCCACAAGGTAAAGCCGGCCAAGCTCGGTTCCCCACGTTGGATCGCGCATTCCGGATAAGGCAGCGTCTCGCAGGCGCCGAACCTCGGAAGGTGGCGGCAATTGCGGTTCCCGCTGAATACGACCATTCGGCTCTCGTTTCGCCATTGTTTTTCTCCGGCTCATGTTTCCCTCAGATTCCCGGACAGACGAAAGGCCGCCGCTTGGATTTTTGCAGTAGCTTCACTGGTTTCTTGATG